AACCAATACCGGAGATCAGTCAGCGGCAACCAATACCGGAGATCAGTCAGCGGCAACCAATACCGGAGATCGGTCGGCGGCAACCAATACCGGATATCGGTCAGCGGCAATTGTAGAAGGAAAAGAAAGTATTGCATTAGCTACAGGAATTGATTCAAAAGCTAAAGGAAAAATTGGATGTTTTATTGTTTTAGCAGAGTGGAAAGAAATTGATAATGAATATCATATTGTAGACGTTAAGTCCGCAAAAGTAGATGGGAAAAATATCAAGGAAGATACTTTCTATACGCTGAAAGATGGGAAATTCGTAGAAGTAGGTTAAGTTGTCCTGGAAGGTGCTGACACACCAACCAGGACGGTATCTAACTAAGAACGAGTTAGTTAAATACAGGATTATTATAACACAACCTCCTGTATTTGACAAACAAAAATATAACAGGAGGACTTTTTATGCAAAAAAATGGCGAAAATCAGCCACTTTCCAGTGAAATCATTGCCGATCTGGAAGAAAAGCTGATGGCAAGAAATGTAATTATCGCTATTCTGGCAACTGCACTTGCAGTAACCACATCCAGAAGAAAGTGAGGACAAAATGAAAGAGGTGGTAAAGACAATAGGAGAAATATTTGTAGGAATAGGGATGTTTACAGTAATCTTCTCAATCACATGGATGCTTACATCATTTGATGTTATCGGGGTGTTATTCATATCAACAGTCTTATTCTCAATAGTGTTTCTTCCTATTATATTAGGAACGGAGGAAAAGTAAATGCAAAGATTAAATAAAGTAAGATTATCCGGCAGAGCCGGGGAAATAGTGTTCAGCCACGAACATTACGGAAGATACTATTACAAATTCATGCTGACAGTTATTCGCAAAAGTGGTGCAGTAGATATGTTTCCAATTGTTATAGAAGATTCCATTGTACGTGACAATGATTATAACGGAAAAGAAGTTGTGGTAACAGGAGCAATCAGAAGCATGGACACTTCTAAAAATCCAAATAAGCACCACAATGCTAATTATATCGCAGCAGACGAAGTGGAAATCCTGGAAGAACAGGTTCCGGATGGTGATATAAACGAAGTAGAGTTTATTGCCAGAAGTTGCACGAAAGAGCCATATGCAAAACTTACGCCAGTAACGCACAGGAAAGTTTCAAATCTTTTTGTGGCAATTCCAAGAGATCATTCGGAAAGAGCAGATTTTATTTGCTGCAATTTATGGGGAAAAGGTGCTGATCTGGCGGTAGAGGTTAAAAGAAATGATTACATTAAAGTAAACGGAAGGTTAATGAGCCGTGATGTTTATGTTAATGGGGAAGAAACGGAAAGTGTATATGAGATTTCCGTAAAAGAAATGGAGAAATTGGAGGATGAAGAATAATAAGAATGAAGTTCAGATATATGGCGTAATAATGGATATTCAGCCAGGAACGTTTTTCAAGGACGGAGAAAAATTCGTAAGATTCTATATTGGTGCAAAGCGTACCAGTGGAAACGTAGATTTGCTTCCAGTAGCAATACCAGAAAGAATGGCAGAAAACTGGAAAATTGGAGAACACATCTATATTGAGGGAAAATACACTTCATACAATAAAAAGGAAAATGGAAAATCACATTTAATATTGGAAGTTAAAGCAGAAACATTATTGGGTGGAGACGGAAGCGCGGACGATGAAAACAAAATCATTCTGGAAGGTTATCTTTGCAAACCGCCTGTGTACCGCCGAGCACCAAGAGGAAAAGAAATCTGTGATTTGATGATTGCTTGCAACGAATATGACTTACGAAGAACAGATTATATCCCATGTATAGCATGGTGGAAAGAAGCCAGAGAAGCTGCTGATTTCAAGGTTGGAGATTTCGTAAAAATAATCGGAAGAATCCAGAGCCGGATTTATCATAAAAAATTATCTGGTGATGAAGTAGAGCTTAGAACTGCATATGAGGTATCAATAGGGAGGATAATCGAGCATGAAAGTGGAAGTGAAAAAAATTTCACTAGTGAATTACAAGAAGTTTCCGAGTAAGTCTGTAGATTTGTTTCCAAGAACAGAGATTTCCGGCAGAAACAGAGAAGGAAAATCCACATTACAGGACGCATATTTAGATGTCCTGACAGGAAAGATGGCAAATGGTACAGAACCGACTTCTATCCGCAGAAAAGAAAATGGCGTGGAAGTGCCAAAGGTTGATGTTGTAAGAGAACTTACACTTGCGATTGATGGGAAAGAAAAAGTAATCCGCAAAATCACAAAGCAGAAGTGGAGAAAACCGAGAGGACAGTCAGAAGAGGTGTTCGATGGAAATGAAACTTCTTATGAAATTGACGGATTCCCGGTTAAATCAAAGGATTATATCGAGTTCATCCAGTCAATAGCAGAGCATTCAACGCTTCTGATGTGCAGTAATCCAAAACCATTTCTGGATACATTGCAGAAGTCAACCGCAGAATCCAGGAAGGTACTGGAAAAAATGTCTGGTTTCGATATTGCTCAGTTTATGGAAGAGAATCCACAGTACGCTCATGTGGAAGAAATCACAAAGGGGCATTCCGTAGAGGATACCTTGAAGAAGCTCCGAAAGGAACTGAATGCACAGAAGAAAAAGGTAGATGCCAAAAACACGGAGATTGCATATGAAACCAATCGAAGCGTTGAAGAAGAAGATACTTCTTCCCTAGAATCCAAAAAACAGGAGCTTAATGCGGAGCTTTCCAAACTGGAAGAACAGGAACAGATTCTTGAAGATTCAGCAAAAGGTTATGATGGCCTTACATATGAAATACGTGGTTTGAAATCTTCCAAGGATGGACTTGTTAGCAAGGCGAATGAATGGTTAAGAGCGAGACAAAAATTCATTTCTGATACAGTTTCCAAACTTAGGTTAAAAAATTCAGAAAAGGAATCAAGCATTCGTATTATTGGAATGGAACTAGACAACCACATAAGGGAAGCAAAACAGGAAAAAGCTGACTTGGATAGAGCCAGACAGGACTATCCGAGAATCAAGGAAATGGAGTGGGATGATTCTGGACTGAAAGCTATTGAAGCCGAAACATTCAATGATTCTGATACTATTTGCCCGACCTGCGGGCAGGAACTTCCAGAAGAACAGATTTCCGAATTGAGAGCTTCCTTTGAAGAAAAGAAGAAAGCCAGAATTGAAGCACAGTTGAAAGTAAAAGAATCCTTTGAATCGGAGAAGCAGAACAATCTTAAATATGTCTGCGACCTTGGAAATACTTCCGCTGCAAAATTAAAGAAAACTAACGATGAAATCAACAAATTACAGTCAAAAATCAATGTGGCACAGGAAGAAGTTGCTGAACTTACTAAGCAGATTGAGGAAGAACAGTCCAAATTTACGGAGCTTCCAGAATCTGTAGATATGTCAAATGACGAAGAATATCTTGCGGTTACAGCGAGAATTGCAGAACTTGAAGAGAAACTGAAATCATTTGATGATGTTCCTGGAAAGAAACAGGAATTAAGAATGCAGATCAGCAATGTTATGAAACAGATTTCCAATGTGGATGCAGACATTAAGATTGCACAGGCAGCAGTCACGGAGAAAGAAAAGCGAGTAGCCGAACTGAACGAGGAACTGAAAAGCCTTGGACAGGTACAAGCTGATATTGAAAAGAACATTGATACCGTTCTTAACTTCTCAATTCAGAAAAATAAGGCACTGGCTGAGAAAATCAATCCATTTTTCCATCATTTCCAGTTCAGTTTCCTTGATTACACGATTGAGGGAAATCCAGTGGAAACTTGCAAGATGATCTGTAATGGAATCGACTACAATAGCGGATTAAATCATTCCGACAAAATTCTTTGCGAGGTTGATTTACTGAATGGATTACAGGAAATGAATGGGCTGAATCTGCCGGTTTGGATTGACGATAGCGAATCCGTAAATGTCGAGCGACTTCCTTTATTGGACAGACAGATGATTGTGCTTAGAGTGACGGACGGAGATTTGACGGCGAAAGAGCTTTAAAAAAAGAAAGGAACAGCCAGTAACTTGTTTGGCGACAGACTGGCTGCTCCATATGAAATATAGAACAAACTATATTTATTATTAGAATAACAGAAATAATTGGCTTAATCAAGTCACAGGTGATTTTGCACCTGGAATGTGAGGAAAATATTTCACTCACAAGAACCTATGTAAACTGAATATTGGAAATTGAGGTTTGAGATATCTGCAAACCTACATAGGTACAAAAGGGTACGATTGAGAGCATAACAAGCGCAACAGTTTGAGATATCTGCAAACCTACATAGGTACAAAATTATGCCACCGAGAATAACGCTTGTGTTCAGCTTTATATGCCTAAAAGTTCACATAAGTACAAATCAAAATTGCACAATTATAAAAAACGCAAAAACGGGGTAAAAAACAAATGGACAATACTATAACAACAACAAGAAAATACGCTCTGATTCCAGAATTTAGTGACCGTAAAGAATGGAAGAAAAGAGTTTACGATTTTACGATAAATGATTTAGAACAAAAAATTGATTATAGAAATAAGAAGAAACAAGATACTTCTGAATTAGAAAGCCAACTTGAATGCATCAAAAATGGCGGTGATTTCACAAGGAGCATGGTAAACAACTATACATATAGTCTTGTGAGGACGGCTATGGGAGAAGAAGCTCGCAGAAAAAATTATATATTATCATGGATATTTTCTGAAATGAGAGCTAATAGAGTAGATCAAATGGAATCACTGAAGGACAAGTTCAAATTTGTTTCAGACACAATTAACTACGCATATCGTAAATCTGGAAGTAATAAAGGAAGCTTGTTTGACGAAACAGAGATTCATTGTATATTGAAATCTTATGGAATTGCTTTTTCACAGGAACTTACGAAAGAAATTAAAAAACTTGTGACGAATGGAGTTCTAGAGGGAAAAGTAGTTATACCTACATACAAATTAGACTCACCATTTACGATTGCAAAATCACATTTTAGTTTTGAACACGACTATGATTCATTTGAGGAATTATGCGAACATATTAGTGATTCCGATTGCAAAATGTATATGAATTATGGTGGAGATAATAAAAAAGATGGCATAAATCCTGCTTCTATTGCGCGATTTAAAGTCAGCCTAGGACATGGAAAGAATAAGGATGAATTAAAAGCCACATTGTTAAAGGTGTATTCGGGCGAATACCAGTATTGTGGAAGTAGTATTCAGATTACAAAGAACAAAATAATTCTTAATCTTACCATGAAAATTCCTAAGATTGAAACTAAGCTTGACGAAAACACAGTAGTTGGAGTTGATCTGGGTATTGCTGTCCCTGCAATGTGCGCTTTAAATAACAACATGTATGAGAGATTAGCAATTGGAAGCGCAGATGAATTTTTGAGAGTAAGAACTAAGTATCAAGCTCAAAGAAGAAGACTGCAAAAATCGTTGAAAAATTCAAGCGCTGGACATGGAAGAAAGAAGAAATTAAAAGCATTAGACAGGATGGATAAAGCAGAATCACATTTTGTTGAAACATATTGCCACATTGTAAGTAAACGAGTTGTTGAATTTGCTGTTAAAAACAGAGCAAAGTACATCAATATCGAAAATCTTAATGGATATGATACAAGCCAATTTATCCTTAGAAATTGGAGCTACTACAAATTACAGCAATATATCACATATAAAGCAGAACGATACGGAATTATAGTTAGAAAAATCAATCCTTGCTACACATCACAGGTTTGTAGCGTGTGTGGAAATTGGGAAGATGGGCAAAGAAAGACGCAGGCATCATTTGAGTGTGCGAACCCAAAATGTGAAAGCCACAAAAAATATAAGTACGGTTTCAATGCAGACTTCAATGCAGCCAGAAATATTGCAATGTCAACTCTGTTTATGGAAGACGGAGAAGTCACCGAAAAGAAGAAAGAAGAAGCCCGTGAATATTACGGGATTAAAAAAGAAAATAGCGAGGCGGTCTGATGATTGCCTTAATCATACAGAAATGTATGCGGCTGATTTCGCAGCCGAAAGGTGAGGATTATTGATATTTTTGAAATCCCAATTAGCTTAAAAAACTGTTTTAATTACAGCCGTTCACTATTGCGAGTAGTGGAAAATTTAACGTTTTAAAAATAATCACTCACCAAAACCTGTGCTACCTGTGAAATGGAATTTGGGGTTTAAGAGGTATATCAAATAACACAGGTACGAAACGCCGGGACTTATTTTATTTATTGTGCTTTAGTTTAAGAGGTATATCAAATAACATAAGTACGAAACTGATGCAATCACGCAACAGCGTGTTAGCAAATATAAAAAAGAAAAGGAGAATCATTATGGCAAGTAAAACACAGTTAGCAACAACAGGAGAACAGCAAGCTTCATTGGTAATCAACAATTCATTCATTGATGGGTTGACAAAACAGTTAGAGGAAAAAACCAAATATGGACTTTCTTTTCCGAAAGACTACAACCTCAGCAATGCACTGATGGGAGCGTATTTAACTCTGAAAGAGACAAAAGATAAAAATAATAAACCAATTCTGGAAGCTTGTAGCCAGATCAGCATTGCAAACAGCCTTATGAACATGGCAACACTTGGTCTTTCGGTGCAGAAAAAGCAGGGCTATTTTATTAGTTATGGCAGTCAATGCCAGTTCCAGAGGTCTTACTTCGGAAACATTACAATAGCCAGAAGATACGGAATGAAAGATATTCACGCCGAGATCATCTACCAAGGAGATAAGTTCAAATACCACATTGAAGATGGAAACAAGGTACTGGATTCCCACGAACAGGATTTTATGAATATTGATAATGATAAAATTCTTGGCGCATATGCAGTAGTTCAGATGGAAGATGGTTCAAAACACTTGGAAGTTATGAATATGAAGCAGATCAAACAATCTTGGTCACAGGGATATGGGTACAAAGAAAACGGAAATGGAACGCATCAGAAATTCACTGACCAGATGGCAAAGAAAACAGTTATCAATCGTGCATTAAAGCAGATCATCAACAGCCACGGTGATGTTTTTGTACAGGAAGCTGACGAGAATACAGAGGATATTCCAAAACAGGATGTTATTGAACAAGACGTTGCTTATGAAATTAGTGAGAACGCAAACACAGAAGAATTCATTCCACAGCCAGAAGCAATCGAAGAAAAGCCAAAGCAGCCAACCGTAGCCGAAACTGTAAAGACAGCAGAGAAAGAACCAGTTCCGGCAGCAGAGCCAGTGGAAACAGAAATTCCGTCATTTATGAGCCAGGAGGAAATGTAGGATGGAAACTTCCACAATTGTGCTTATTGTTTTGCTTTTAGTAGCACTTTTGGGATGGATAGTAACTTTTATTCGAAAAAATGAATACAATCGAACCAATTTAATTATTCTTTTAAATGTTATTACATATGTGGTACTCATTATAATCCGACTTACAATGTAAAAGGAGAGCCAAAATGAAGCATAAATGTATTAAGACAGCAGTATTAATCACAGGGATTACAGCAATCACAATGTTTAGCGGTTGTTCTTCCTGTAGCAGATCATTAAAATCACTGTCTAGTGATATTGACGGTGGTCTGAACCGTACCGTAACTGTTTACGATTACAATGGCGGTAAAATCAAGTCCTGGTCTGGGAAGTTCGATGTTTCCGAATCTGAAAATGAAGTTTATTTTGACGATTCGGACGGAAAGCGAGTTATTATCCACGGCGGTATTGTTGTGAATGAAGAAAACTGATTTAAAGGAATATTTAGAAATAGAGGTGATAATAAATGTTCATGCGAGTAGTAAACACAGGAAGCACCCACGGAAACTGCTATGTTCTGAAATCGAACAGCGGAGAAATGCTTCTTCTGGACTGCGGATGCAGATACAAAGACATTCTGAAAGCTATTGATTACAGAACAAGTGATGTTTCTGGCGTGCTTCTTACCCATGAACACGGTTGAGTGATCACCGTGAATCATTTAAAAATCTGATGAATTTAGGTATTCAGATTTACACCAATGATGAAACTGTGGAACATCTGCAAATCATCACTGGCGAATTAATGAAAGGCGTTCCAGAAAAAAGACCATTTCGGGTTGGCTCGTTTACAGTAATACCGTTCTATTTGCCGCATACTACAAGGGATAAGGACACAGGGCAACTTATTTCATGTTTCAATTATGGGTATATCGTGGAACATGAAGAAATGGGAAAGTTGTTGTACATGACTGACTTTGAATACTGCAAGTACAACTTCAAGGCAATGCGATTGAATCACTTGGTTATTGAGTGCAACTATTGTGGAGAATTGGTTGACAAAACAGCCGAAAATTACACGCACAGGCTTAAAGGGCATTGTTCCTTAGATACTTGCAAAAGCCTAGTAAATACAAACCATACGGCGGCATTACGGACGGTAACATTGGTGCATTTGAGTAATGAAGCAGCTGACCCGGAACAGATTTTGAAAGAGATTAAAGAAGCGGTGGTTTGGGATGATGCGCTGGTTCAGATTGCAAGACCTGGACTTGAAGTTAATTTGGACTTATGTCCGTTTTGAAAGGAGAAATAGATGGTATCAATTGAATTAAAAGATTGGAAAGAAGTAACAAAAGGAATTTATGTAAATCCAATTTCTGCAAATGCAGCTTATGAAATTCATATTAAATACTGGGACATGAAAACAGATATTCTTTCTGCAAATGCCGAACTTTATATAGTGAGAGATTGGCATGAAAAAGACGGAAGAAACATCAGAGAAAGAGAAATACTGCTTGATTATGCATCTGTTATGGATTGTATTTGGAAAGCAGTTGAAGATGATAAGGAAAACAATTCGACTGAATAATTGAAAGGAGAAAATTAATGCCAAAAAAATTTAGAAACTATGTAATTAAAGGACAGGAGCATGTAGACCGTAAAGCAGGAAAAACAATTCCTTCAACTAGTGCATGGCGCTCAGTAAGAGATATGCTTCCAGAAGCTCCAACTGATGATACCGCATGTTTGTATTATGTAAAGCTGAAAAACTCTGAAAGAATCATCATGCTTGCATATACTGGAAATGGCGAATGGACTGACACAGAAGGAAAAGAATACAAAGGTATAGAGACATGGCTTGAATATATGCCAAAAGAACATCCGATAGTCGAAAGAAAAACTTTCTTAAATGAAGATATTTTGAAAGCTATTGTTTCTGATTATATGGAAAAAACTGAAGGAGTTACGGTTAATACAAATAATGTATTTTTTAAAGTAGGAAGAAGATCTGTCGGCTATGGAATTAGTGAACATGAGGAATTGGTATTTATTGGATGTGATGTGATAGCTATAGGGGAGGGAAATTGAAAATGAGCGTATTCAGCGTACCAGTAACGATTGGTGTCAATGAGGAAGAAATTGCAAAGGAAATCCGTAAAAATGTTGAGGACAAGGTAGTTGAAAAAATTACCAAAGAAATCAAAGGAGTTATTTATAAAAAAGAGTTATATGGTAGTAGAGAAACCAATGAGCCGTTGTGTAGGATGATACATTCTCATATTTCCGAGATACTAGAAGAGAATAAAAACGTGATCGTACAGGAAGCGGCAAAAGCCTTGGCAGATAAGATGATTAAAACCAAGGCTGTGAAAGAAGCAATAAAAGAAACTATTGAGAAAGTCAAGGAGGATTAATCAATGAAAATCTTCTTAAAAACACTTGACAAACTGAAAAAGCCAGAACCTTCCGAACAGGAATGTAAGTACGACAAAGGTTGGAATGACGCAATCAAGAAAGTTGAAGAACTGATCTGTTCCTACAGTCCTGCGGATATGTGGATTCCAACAGATGTGAAGTTACCGCCAGAGCCAGATGTGAGAGAAAGCCCAGAAGATAAGATAAAATACAACGTTACCATAAAAGACGCCGAGTTACCAACAACCCTTACATATTTAGGCGGTGGAAGATGGGGCATGGTAGAAGAACACGGAATTGCATATTACCCAGTCATTGCATGGCAACCAATGCCACCAGTATACAAACCAGGGAGGTAACACCATTGGAAATAACAATCGGAATCGGCACAGATGAAATTAAAGAAATCATCATGGAGCATATCAAAACAAAAGGATTCAACGTAACAGAAGATGATATTTCCTTTGTTATCGGGAAAGAAGAAACTGTAACAGGAAATACAAAGAAAATCAAACACGCACTTATTAGATGCGACATTCAGATTGAGAGGTGATAAATTGTGAATATTGTTATTCTTTCTGGAAGATTAACTGCTGATCCAGATATCAGAATGGGAACGAATGATACCAAAATCGCAAGATATATTTTGGCTGTCGAGAGAAGAGTGAAAAAGAATACAGAAAGAAAATCTGATTTTATCACTTGCGTATGTCTTGGGAAAAATGCAGAATTCGCAGAGAAATATCTTAAAAAAGGCACGAAAGTAAATGTGCGTGGTGAATGGCAGACTGGAAACTATACGAACAAAAATGGTGAAAAAGTTTACTCAAATGATTGCCTTGTTGCAGAACATGAATTTGCAGAAAGAAAGAGCCAGTCACCACAGACACAGGAAACAGACACACGACCAGTACCGCCGCCAGAACCTAGTTTCATGGATGTGCCAGATTTAGGCGGTATGGAAGATGAATTTCCGTTTAGTTAAGGAGGGGTGATAAATAAATGGAACCAGTTTTAGAAACTAAATTCGAGTATAAAGGTTACCAATGTGTAGTCCTGTTCATGCCTAGAGCATACAGGTGCGGATACGTTGGAATACCTAACAGCCATAAGCTGGCAAAGAAAATTGTTGATGATTTAGGTTATCTTGACTGCCATGGTGGAGTTACTTATTCAGAACCATTTCTACACGATTGTGACGATGATGATACATGGTGGATTGGTTTTGACTGCGCTCATTGTTTCGATGGTTATGATATTGAGACAGCAGAACAGTATTTCGGGGAAGAACCAGGCTTCAAAAAAAAGCTTAAAATAATGGGAGATTGCTGGCGAGAATTAAATAAAGATCCAGATTGCAAAATTCGTTCACTTGCCTATGTTAAAGATGAATGTAAGAAACTCATTGACCAGATTGGAAAGGAGTGATGCCTGGTGGATTATAGTAGAGTTTTCGCTATGAAGCGAGAACGAGAGAATCGAATAAAAAGGATATGTCCAAGCATTCCATATTCTAGTGGTATATACGTGTTTTACCGAACTGACGAAGCCGGAATAAACCGAGCGTATTGTGGACAGGCAGTCAACCTTTGCGAGAGATGTGCGAGCCATTTAGGGGAATACGATCACATAGCATTAAGCCTTAAAAAGCATAAGTTTTACAGTGAAAGTAATCCTACTGGTTGGAAACTTTCATATAGAACATGTAGAAAGGATGAACTTGACCAGAAAGAAATTGAAACAATCAAGGCTTTTGCAGATAAAGGCTTCCAGATGTACAACGTTACAGCTGGTGGCCAGTCAGCTGGAAAGCAAGTAACAGGGCAATATAAACAGCCTAAAACTTATTCGCAGGGCATACAACAAGGCAAAATCAACCTTGCAAGGGAACTGGCGAACATTGCCGACAAGCATCTAGTCATCAGTTTGAAGCCTGAGAAGCAGAACAATTCCGTGTCAAAAAGACAATTTGTTCGGTT